ATAGAGAATCCACGCAGGGTCTGTGGTCCACTTTGTAGTTGATGCAAAGGTCCCATCCCACGTTCCGGAATAGGTCAGGCGGCCTGTATCAGCATCAACTGTGGCGTTGTTTGGGATCTTGACTTTAATCCCGCGAATCCTGTACTTACGGGTTGGAATGCTGCTGAACTGCTTTGCATCAATGACGTGACCAACTAAGGCGCTGTTTGGATAGCGAAACTTGCCATAAACATGCTCTGTAAAACTTGACCAAACTAACGTTGAGTTAAAGGTATCCTCCGCAGGGAGGAGGTCAGAATCATTTGCAGTGACTCGTGTAACACGAATCTCTACAGGCTTTGAAAGCGTTGTATCAAGTTCAAAGTATTTTTTGCGCTGATACAAATCAACAGTACGGCCTGTAATCGTGTCATCTACAACCGTTGTGAATGCACCGCCGTTGTATGAGGTTTCGATCGTGTACCTAACGCTTGTGCCAACAACATCGCCATTTGCTTTGAATCGCTGCAACTGAGGTAGGTTTAACGTGACACGAACAGCCGTAACGTTTGTGTCAGTGATCGTGCGGGTGACAGGACTCCCGTTTGCAACAGTTGTGCCAACTGCAACCTCCTGCTGGACTGATTCACTTACTTCTGTGAGTGCAGTTTGCGTTTGAGTGCCGTATCGAGGAGAGACCTCAAACTGTTGAAAGTTTTGATCAGTCGTGCTGATTTCAGAAGATACATCCGCACCAGCCCTAACGATTGACGTGTTATTTAGAAAAATGTCCTTCAACATTTCGCGGTTGTACCGCGCAGAATCTCTTGTAAGGCCAAGACGTGAAGGCGTTGCAAATCCTTCAATCTCACCCTCACTTAGCAGGTCAACAATCCTCGCAACCTGACGAGAATCTAGGTTGTCCTTTTGTACCTTCTGACTGCCGCCTGCACTGGACTGACCGCCACCCGCACCAATGATCTGATCAGTCATCTTTCGTGTTGATGCCGGACGATATAACCACGCTACCCACTAGCGTCTCGCCGTAAACAACAGGAACGCTTGTCCCCTGCCTTGACGTGTTTTGGATGCCGCCAAAGCTCAAAGGATTGCTGGCTGGATCAAGGTCTGAGCTAGGCAACTCCGGCACAGGCGTAAGCATTTGAGCTACACCGCTCAAAATCAGTCCGCCGCCAACCAGGCCAATTTTCGTTGCCAAAGAACCTGCGATAGGAAGTCCGCCAGGAATAAGCGTCAAGCCAACCAACGCAACACCAGCCAAAATTGAGCCGACACCACGCCCACCAGCACCACCAATCACAGGCACAATGCTGATCGCTTCATCGGCTGCAATCGGGAAGCCCAGCTGCTCAGGGTTGCTGCCAGCCTGCAGCTCTAACGTGCCAGTTAAAACCTTGTAGTCATGACCCGCCATATGGGCAGCTAGTCCATCAAAGTTGGCACGCAGAAAACTCACTGCCTCAAGAGGCGTATCTACAGCAGCCCGGAACACTCGCTGGCCCAGAAACTTGGCAAGGCTGCCATAGACCTTGATCGTTCTAAGCATCGTCAGAGCCTCGTTTCGTGGCGCAGGAAACGACCTGTGTTGGCTAAATAATAACCGCCATAAACATCGCGAGAACTGAGACGGCCCCGCAAGTGCTGGAGAATCTGCTGATCCCCTAGGTACACAGCACAATGATTCAAACCTCTTGCTGCGTCGATGTTCATCAACAACAGATCACCACGCTGCAAGTCTTTTAGTTCAACCTCCTGGAAGCCAGTCTCTTTCCAGCAGTCATCAAAAATTGGCTCCTCATTGAAGGTGGACAGCGGCGGCCTATCCCAGTCGCGCAACTGGAGCCCATCTTCTGCGTACCAATCACGGACAAGGGTCCAGCAATCGCTGACGCCCCACACCCACTGGCGGCCTAACAGTTCTTGCTTGTAGCCCGATGGCTTGATCTCGCACCAACCATCAGTCACAAGACTGACAATGTGCCACGGCAAGCCGCTTTTCTCACAAGCAACCTTGTCCGCTTCGCTTGCCTCTGCTTTGGTGGTCGGATGACTGTGGACAACAGCCATCACTTCACCAGCATCCTCTGCAGCTGCGTAGTCCACCGGGTCAAGGATGAACAGCTCTTCTGGTGACTCCGATAAGTTCTTGCAGGGCCAGTAACGCTCACGGCCTTTGACAATGACAAGCAACCCGCAAGCTTCACGGGGTGCATCAGCCTTTGCGTGCTCAAGTGCAGCAGAACGCCAATCACTCATGAGAGATTTGTCCCGACACCTGGGAATGAGCCAAACGGCAGCTCGCCATATTCACCAAAACGCTTTTTACAGCTACTCACACGCTTGCCGCAAACATCATCAAGCGGATTTGCTGTGCCTGTTTGACGCAGGGGCTCCCCTACCCCCCGCCTGTTGGTTTGGTACAAAATAGAACCACCGCCATCCACAACTTTTAAGTTGCCATCGTCTTCCAAGACGACCTTGGCAGTTGAATAAGCCGTTGCAGTGATTGTGTAAATCGCGCCAACTGTATAAAAAACACCGTTAGCTAGTAGTTTTTGATTACGCCATGGATTACTTGCGCTTGTATCAACAGTCACGCGGATGACCTCATTTTTCCTAAAAAGGCCATTTGAGCTTTGAACAGTTGCGGGTGCAGTAAAGGCACTGCCTGTTGCTGACTCCCAGCGTCGTGTGACACCTAAAGACAAAGCCGCATCACCTTCTAGCAATGCCTTACTTTTTGCCGACAATCTCAATGTAATAGTCCGTCCGTCATCGAGAGTAAATGTTTCATCATGCGTGTGAACTACAGTGTCGTCGGTGTAGTCATCTGCATTGCCAAAAATTTCGTGGTAAAAAGCAGCGTGTCTTCCTGGGACAGATTCCTCAGGAATGTAACTGTTCCAGCTGACAGTTGAAGGCGTGCCCTTAAGAGCTGTATGGGTCTGCCAAATAGTCTTAGTGCCGGTTGAGATAAAGAAGTCACCGTTAGTACCCATGGTGATGCTTGTGCCACCTTGGTTTGACGTTCCAGTGCGCCAAAGAACTTGAGTCACACTGCTTGGGTCATAGGCTTTGCTAAAAATAAAAAAGTCACCTTTTGTCCCAAACTGCGCCCTATACCAGCCATTGCTTGAGACTAAAAATTCACCAGCGGTCAGGGATTGGCCGTTGGCAAGTTCTTCATCGCCGCTTGAATAACTGAAGTTAGGCGCGGCAGTGGCTCCAATAGGATCATCGTTTTCATCAAAATAATTTGTGCCTGTGTAGCCACACTCGGTGCTGCGGTAAATCCACTGGCAAACGTTGGCAAGGCACTGACGTTTTGGGGCCTTGATGTTTTCTAGGTCAAGCTTTGCCGCCAGCTCAAACTCAACAACATCGCGGTTCTCTACAATCTTGCG